CAATGATGCGGTGGATGATATCAAATCTGCTTCAGATTGGTCTTACAAAAATAAGTTCGAATCCTATGATACTCTTGCAGAGTCAGATGGGTTTGGATACATTGGACAGTTAGCAGGTTATGCCAAAGCATCTGGTAAAAGAGCAGGTGGTTGGTGGGTTGTTAACAAAGCCAATGGGCATTTTAAGTATGTACCTGCAAGCGGTTTAGATATGACTAAAGAAGTAAAGAAGATATCTAATACTGTGAATGTTGTAAAGGCTAATAAGTTTAAGCGTTGCTTTGAAGCTGAAGATGAAACATTTAGGGGTAAGCCTACAGGTAACAAGATACTGAACACGAACTGCAAGTTCTGTTCGTACAGATTTGATTGTTGGTCTAACCTTGTGGAAAGACCTGCAGTCAAGTCACAAGCCAAGCAACCTAGAATGGTTGCATATGTTCACTTAAAAGAGGAGTACGTAAATGAGTGATGTGGAAATGGAAGCTCTAGAAACAGAGATAAAAGAAACGCAAGAGCGTTTAAGTTCTTTGCGTAAAGAGTATAAAGAGAAAAAGTATGCATCCTTAAAAATGGCTATGGAAGCTAAAAGGGAAGCAGACAGGGCTTTAGCTGAAGAGTATAAAGCTCTTGGTATTTCTTCTTTATCTTACAACAGAGGATTCTTTCTCTAATTGGTGAATAGATTCTCTCAGTTTGCGACAGCACGAAAGTATGGGTATCGTAGCGGTCTGGAAATAAAAATCTCTGACTTGTTGAAAGAGCAACGTGTTAAGTTTAAGTACGAGCCTTTCAAAATAGAGTGGGAAGATTTAGCCTACCGCACATACACACCTGATTTCGTGCTGTTCAATGGTGTAATAATAGAAACTAAAGGACAGTTCACAGCATCGGATAGAAGAAAACATCTTGCTATAAAGAAGCAACATCCTAAATTAGATATACGTTTTGTGTTTGAGAATAGCAGACGTAAACTTAGGAAAGGTGCAAAGTCTACATATGGTGAATGGTGTGAAAGATACGACTTTATTTACTATGACAGGATTATTCCTGAAGCGTGGATAAAAGAAAAAGGCAAAGAGAAGTACCCAAGTTTTATAAAATTTAATGGATATAAAAGGAAAGCATATGGACATAGTAGATAAGATAGATAAGAATGATTTTATAATTAGAGTTCGCCCTAATACAAATAAAAGCAACGGTTCATGGGTAGGTAGTGCTGACATTGTTGTCATTACATCTGAAGACAATGACCTGCCAGAAAATGAGTGGAGTGACCTGATGCAATTTAGCAGAATGATGTGTGCTTCTGTGCCTATTATAGAAGAAGTAGAAACTTTTAGAAACTTACTACGTGATTATCTTAATCGTTCCCATGATGGGCAACAAGATTTATTTATTGACAAACCTAAAGATAGTAATATAATACACTTGAAATTTTTGAATGGGGCGAAGCGTAATGAAGAAAAAGATTGATATGGTAAACAGTCCACCACATTATCTAAAAGGTGGATTAGAATGTATAGATGTAATACGAGCTGCTTTAACTGACGAAGAGTTTAGAGGTTATTGCAAAGGTAATAACATTAAATATACATTTAGAGAGAGTGACAAAGGTAAAGATGAAGACCTTAAAAAAGCACGAGTCTATTTAAACTACATATTGGAGAGTTAAATGCTAGTTAA